TATAGTGATCCATACGCTTTATATGTACACGAGATTGCCCACCGATTCCCTAATGCGGAATTTAAAAGAGAAGGAGCTGACTGGAAATGGTTCCAGAAAGCAATAAATCGAAATATTCGTACTATCTTTAACATCATAAAAGACAATGCCCAAATACCATGAATGCTCCAACTGTGGATATAAAGGATTTACTGGTAGCCGAGAGCGATTTGGACTTGACGCTAGGTCGTAATTTATTTATAGGAAAGGATCCAACTACTCCTAGAAAAAGCGTTTCTATGTTTGATAGTTACGGGTATCCTGGTAAATTAGCGTTGAATGATCAAGGGTATGAATATCCTTCCATACAAATCCGGGTGCGGGATACTTCGTACACGGCTGCGTATGATAAAGGTGAGAGTATAAAGAATCTGTTACATGGTCTCAATCATACGACTATTAACGGAACTTTATATACTGTTATTTACTGTTCAAGCGGACCCACTCTCCTTGAATGGGATGATAATGGTAATGTGTTGTTCGTTCTTAATTTTAACCTGCAACGCAGAGTTGCATAAAAAGGAGGTAAAAAATGGCAAGTACTGCAATTGCTGGTGTAGGGACAAAATTTAAGCGGTGGAGCGGCTCTGCATGGGTCGAAATCGCTGAAATCAATTCCATCACCGGGCCAAGCATGTCGAGGGATACAATTGATGTCACCTCGCTTGACTCTACTGGAGGTTACAGGGAATTCATTACGGGCTTCCGTAATGCAGGAACTGTTGTACTCGCAATGAACTTTACTCGTGCTACTTACGAGACTATGCTAAATGACTTTGAAAGCAACACCATTCAGAACTATCAGATCGTTCTCCCGGACGTAGAGAACACTGGTCTTGACTTTGAAGGTCTTGTTTCTGAACTCCCACTCACCATCCCGGCTGACGATAAAGTTACCGCAGACGTTACCATTCAGGTAACCGGTAAGGTTTATCTTAGCTCAGGTGGAAGCACTGGAGTATAAATAAACCATTCCTAATCAAGGAATATTTTTAACAAATTATCAACAATCAAAAACAACTAATCATGGGAATGTTAGACAAAAAAGCACTGCTGACTAAAGAGGTGCTTGAAACCGTAAAAGTGGACCTTGGAAAAGGAGACTTTGTTTATGTTCGTCAGATGACTGGACGTGAACGTGACAAGTTTGAGCAGACGCTCATAAAGGAAAACAAAAACGCAGAAGGTGGGTTTGAAAAAGCTCTGGATGACTTCCGTGCAAAACTTGCTGTATGCACAGTATGTGATGAGAAAGGAAATCTCCTTCTGACTCCAGCCGATGCTTCAACACTCAGCCAGTGTATGAGTGCGGCCCGACTTGAAAAGATCGTAAACAAGGCCCAGGAACTCAACAAAATTACTGAAGAGGATAAGGAGAACTTGGTAAAAAACTCAAGCGGCGACCAAGTCGCCAGTTCGCCTTCCGACTCTGTAGAGAGCTAGGATTTGCCCATCCAGACTACCTATTGGAGTCTATTACGTCAGAGCAACTTGCTGAATGGGAAGCCTTTGATAGAATAGATCCAATAGGAAGTTGGAGGGATGATTATAGAATGTCCGTTCTAGCATCGCTGATTGTAAACATTGTTAGTAAGCTATATGCAAAGAAAGGGCATACCCCCAAGGAAGTTACGCCAATGGACTTTATGCCTAACTGGACTGGGGAGAAGAGAATCGAACGTAAACAGAGCGTGGCTGATATGAAGCAAGTGCTCTATGCAATAGCCTCGGCAGCAAACAAGAAAGAACAGCAGGATAAAGTAGACAAAGAAAGATCGAAGAGACCACCGATGGCCTTTAAATCAAGACCACCTGTGCGGAAACCGATAATAGGAGCAGACAATGGCTGATATAGGTAGTTTAATGATCAAATTGGGAGTTGATACTTCTGGAGTATTATCCGCCCAAGTAGCCGTTCAACAGTTAGCATCCGCAGCAGGAGCATCAGCTGCGAAAGCTAATGCCGCAATGGCTATGTTCAGTAAAGAGACTATTCGGAACATGAATACAGTTTCTCAAAGGATGCGTACATTTGGGTATCTGGCCACTATTACATTAACTGCTCCTATCGTAGCCTTTACCAAGTCCTCTGTCGAGATGGCGAAGAATTTTGAATTCTCAATGTCTAAGATAGAGGGCTTGGCAGGCATTGCTGCGGATACTACTCGTCAATGGTCGGAAGAACTTTTGAAGATGTCTTCCCGCACATCTATCGGACCTGAGAAATTAGCAGAGGCTCTGTACTTTGTAGCTTCATCCGGTTTTAAAACGGCAGAGGCTTTGACTATTACTGAAATGGCGGCGAAAGGAGCTGCTACAGGAATGGGAGAGGCGCAGGATATAGCTGATATGTTGGTATCCGCTATGAATGCATATAAAACGTCTAATTTGACGGCTTCTCAAGCTATGGATATATTTACAGCCGCTGTTAGGGAAGGTAAAATTGAAGCGAATAGATTTGTTACTACAATAGGTTCTGTATTACCAATAGCTTCTGAGGTAGGAGTATCTCTAGACCAAGTTACGGCTGCAATGGCAGCAATGAGCTTGTCAGGAGCTACTGCAGCAAACGCTGCTACTTATTTAAGAAACGTTCTTCAGAAAATAGCAGACCCGTCAGCAGAGGTTGAAAAATCCCTCAACAAGATGGGGACTTCTGGGGAAGCTCTCAGGGCCTCTTTAAGGGAGCGTGGATTGCTTCCAACGTTGGAAGAGTTAAGACGATTAACAGAGGTGTGGGGAGAAACTATGTTTGATATCTTCCCTAACATTAGGGCTTTGATTGGGGCTTTAAATCTTACCGGGCAAAACCTTGAATACAATCGTAAAATATTTGATCTGATAAAAAATTCTACTGGGGACTTTGCAAAGGCATTTGAGGTGGCCTCTCAAACTCTTCAGTATAAGTGGAATGCAGCTTTGGCGTCAGGTAGGGTTGCTTTGATTAAATTAGGATCATCTATTGGGCAGGTATTACTACCTATATTTGAAAGATTAATAAAACGATTACAGGAAATAACAGATTGGTATACCAATTTACATGATACTCAAAAACGGCTCGTAATAGGAATAGCTGCCTTTATAGCTGTATTAGGTCCGGCAGCTTTAGCTATAAGCGTGCTTGGGTATGCTATTTCAGGACTTATGACTTTCATAAATGGTCTGATTGGGGCCTTTGAACTTTTGGGGGCTGGTTTAATGACCATTCCGTATATAGCAGTAGCCGCAGGAATTATAGCTATTACAGCTTCCATTGTTAAGGCCGTTCGTAGATCCAATGAATGGGAACGGATACAGTCTAGAGTTAATGAGCAGATTAACAAGGAAATAATTGGATTGGATCAAGCCTTTACTCGCCTCAAAGCTACAAATGAAGGAACAGAAGCAAGGGCTCAGGCTATTCAAGGAATAAATAATCAGTATGGAGAGTATCTTCAGAATATGCTGACAGAGAAATCCACACTTGAAGAAATTACTGCCGCTCAACAGCAATTGACTAACGTGTTAGTAGCTAGAGCCGCAACTGAGGCTATGCAGGTGGAAAAGGGTAAACTTATTGGGGACCTTGCTCAAGCACAGACAAAGTATCTAAATGATTACATTACTGGTTATCGGGAATATATAAAGGTGGCTGGTAAGTCTCCTCTGAAAGCTCCTGAAATGAGTGCTGATTTCGTCAAGGAACTTAATGCTATGATGGACGAAATGAGTAGGCTTGTTAAGGGGGATATCATAGCTAAAGAGGCTGTCGAAATTGGATTATTACCTAGATTGGTCATAACTAATGGTCAGATAACAGGGGTTACGAAAGCCCTTGATGAATTTGTAAGTCAGCAGGAATTTGAAAAGTATGCTATTTCCGTAGGAGTGGATGTAGGACCTATACTGAAAAAGTATGGAGGTCTGAATGCTACTATAAGTGAATATATGCGTACAGCTTCAAAAGATATAAAACCTGTAATAGACCTTCTTGTAGAAATAGATAGGCGTGGGACAGGAGCAGGAGATGCTTTTAACACGGTCCGTGGATTCTATGAGAAATGGATTAAGGACATAGCTTTAAAAACCGGAGATGCAAAATACAGCTTCACAAGCTTCACAGATGCTGTATACTCATATTTCAGGGAAAAGCAGCGGATAGACCCGATGTTGCAAACTCTTCAGGATAGTATAGATGCCTATACTTCCATGGCTATTAAAGTGGATGAAGTTTCCACCGCTGTCGAAAAGATGTACACCAAAATTGAGACTCCTATCCTCAAGAAGATCATTAAGGAAATGGAAGAGGAAGAGGATGCGCTCAATCGTCAGGAAGCATCTTACAAGAAGTTGGGAATATCCTCTGATGTGGCCAAAAAGAAACAGCAGCTCTATCTGGATACCCTTGAAAAGCTGGGTCAGCAGGTAGACTTTTCTATCGCTGGGGATTATATGAAGATCATATACCAGCGTTTGAAGGATTTAGGGGATATATCAAAAGAATCCGGTATTGAAATAGTTACATTAGCTGAACTGATGACAGACTTTGCCGGCAAGTCTGAAGCTATAAAATATATGGCAGCTAATGCCAGGAGGTTGGGTATTGAATTTGATTATGCGGATTCAATGGCTAAACTTCTGACAGATACCCTTCGTCAGGTAATTGAGAACAAGGGAGCTAATACAGATTTTGCCAAAACACTGGCCGAGAGTTTACGTAACTTACACCCGGAAATATACGAGGCTGGTAAGTTGGTTACAGACTTGAGGGATAAATTAACTGAAATATCTATTCAAGGTTCATATGGATTCCCCGGATTTAGTGTCCCTAAAGAGAACCAAAAAGCTATTGAGGATACACTTCAGAAGCTGATAGCCATCAGAGTGGCTGCAAAGAACCTGGAAGGGGTATTTTTACCGCTAGGGAAATCTTTACAGGCTCCTTTTGTTAATCTCATACCTTTTGCTGACATTCTTGATGCGAAAATAGCCGAACTAGTCTCTAGGTACAAGGACTGGGCTGCAGCAGCAGAAATCGAAGATTTAAGGCGTTCTGTGGAAATTGCCAAATCCCAGGCCGAAGCTTATGGTAGTCTGAATAATCAGTTGGATGTAGTTAGTAAGGAAATCCAATACACTGAACGCAGAATTCATGCTCTATCCGCTAACATGGGAGCCAATAAGCAAATGATTATAGATTTGTCAAAGGCTCTAGATTTGCTTAAGGTTAAATACCTAAATATACAAGCTGCTTCGGATATAGGATACTATCAAATGCTTACTAATGCTTTTGGTAAGTATGCGGATCAAATGGATTTGGTTGGGGCTCAAATTAGCTACGTTGAAGAAAGGTTAAGAGTCTTGTCAGATGCCTCTGTAAAGGATGCTGCATGGGTTAAGGATGTAGAAGGGTGGATGGACCTGCTTTATCAATTACGCAAAGAACAGGAAAAATTTACGG